CCGTGCAGGAATCACCCGGGTGTTGTTGAACACCATCAGGTCGCCGGGACGCAGGTATTCGAGCAGGTCGGCAAACTGCCGATGAGCGAGCGCACCGCTGGCGCCATCGAGAATCAGCAATCGGCTGGCACGGCGCTCGGCAAGGGGGTGACGGGCGATCTGCCCGTCTGGCAGATCGAAATGAAAGTCGGCAACGCGCATGATCGAAAAGGATGTCGTACTGCAGGGCGGAGCAGCTTACCGGAATTCGCTTACGCTGACCACGCAAGTGCATTGACCAATGGCATCTTGCTCCCTATACTGCGCCGCCATTGTGCCCCGGTGGCGGAACCGGTAGACGCGGCGGATTCAAAATCCGTTTTCGAAAGGAGTGGGAGTTCGAGTCTCCCTCGGGGCACCAACACAATGAAAAAAGACCTTGATTTTCAAGGTCTTTTTTTTTGGGCGGCGTAAAAATGGCGTAATGCGCTGTCCGCTCATAAGCTGTAGGCGCACTGGCCGCGTAGGATGCCGAGCTATCTAAATAGTTTGAATTTTTTCAGCACAAGGTAGGAATGGACATGGATGCATTCAACAGCTTTTTAGCCACCGTTAAGCCATTTTTCGAGCTGGCGTACTTCATTGCCTCCATCGGTCTGGCAATTTTTGCCTACTACGGGCTACAACAAATTACGGTCCTTAAAACCACTGCTGCATCGCAAGCAAAACGCGACGCACTGCGGCTTACCTCGGAACAATGCGCCGTCTACGCGGACAAGATCATTAGTGCGCAAAATGAATTTAACGATAGGCTCAAAAAATTAGAAATTACCTGGTTTGAGGGATGGACGATCGAGATAGACGGACAAGAAGTGAGCGCCAAGCGCACTACTCCCTCTAACTTCCATAATTTTATGGAGCTGGACATCGGTCACCACCTGAATCAAATGGAGGCGTTTTCCGTTTATTTTGTTTCGAGGCTTGCTGATGAAGCAGTCGCTTACCGCGCAGTCGGTAGGACGTTCGTTCGTCACCTGGACAAGGTCATGCCTTTCGTTCTCATCGCGAGAAAGGACGGCCATTTTCAGAATATGGTGAGCCTTTATGTTATGTGGAAGGCTCGCGTCGAAGCTGAGAAGCTTGCCATCGATCAGAAGAAAATCGACTCCAAGCTTTCGAAACTGCACTCCGCTTCTGCGACAGCTTCGCCTGTCGGCACTAAATACGACTGAATATCGATAGCCATCGCCGTCGTGACATGTTGTCCGAACCTTTTGCATTGCGATTTTTGGTTACCTTTTTGGCTGGGCATGGCCGCAAGGGTCTCTGGGGCGGGGCGACAAACAAAGAGAGTCCCTGATTATCAGGGAGTTTTTTATGAGTGGCGCCATATAGAGTCATCCTGGTTTGAGGGGCCGGAATTTCCAAATGCCCAATGTGTGGCCGTGCGTGTGACACCCACCCTACGCGATGGAAAATTTTTCCCTGCCCTATGCTCAAAAGAACGTAAGAAGTGTAAGTGAGAGATGTAGATTCTCTGTATCCCTTATAGATAGAGGGATAGAGGTCTCTCTATTACTGTAAGTGAACTGTCGGAAGGCTGTTTTTACCTAACAGTAGGCACCTGTAAGTAGAAAGTTTCCCAAGCCATTGATTTACAAGGCTTTCAGCGCAGTCAAAATCCCCCATACAGTTTCCTACACTCACACTGTAAGCGACGATCCCCAATGAATCCGGGGGGGGGGAGCCGTTTTCTGACACGCCCAACACCACTTACACGTTTGGAAGGGACTCCCCAAGAAAGTGTTTCTGGTGATCGACCTAGCCTGGCGGTGATCCGCTCCTAAACTTCGGCGCTGTGTGTGAGACTTTGAAACGCATCAATTAGCCGCAACCGTTGATCTGTGCAGGCTGCAACGAAATTCTGCGTCCCGCGAAGTCAGCCAGGTTTCACGTGTAAAAGGCCTACGCCCGCCGTTAAAACCTGCTGAAACCCGATTTTTCAAAGTCTTCGACCAATCAAACCGGGCGCTTCAGCGACCCTCCCCCCGCTGCTGCTCCCTGCACCTCTGTGCAAGCGCGCTGCATTTCCCATCAAAACTTCGCACTCTGTGCAATGGACGATCCCCTCCAGAGCCCCACGGCCCGCTTGGCCTGCAGCTTCGTTTGCACTACATCCGCATTTGCACAAAAAAAGGACGCAAGGCCCGTTGGCGGGAGGGGGATAAGTGCTTTTTCAGCAGATTTTTTCTTTGCTGCAGGATTTTCCAGGGGACGATCATCTAAAGGCAGCAGAACAGTCGCGCTTCTTTCCAGTGGTCGCCAATCGCCGTCAGTCGCTCCGTTGATGTAGAGGAGAATGTCTACCGATACACTGTGTGCATATACAGTACCCCGAAAAGGCAGGCTTAGCCGATGACCGTAGAATCTGCTGGAAACCTAACCACAGAAGCTCCCGCGATGGCGCAGTGGCGGATCATGTTGAGTGATCAGGTGTCGTTGCTCGCAATGCCTGGCGCGCATCACAAAGCGTTGCTCAGGCAAGCGCATGCGCTGCACCAGGGCCTAGTGATTGACGCTGACGAGCTTGGCGATTTGCTTGAGTTAGCGGACGCGGCGCTGGCATACGCGGTTGAATCGTTACTTGACCTCGACGCTGACGAGTAGAGAAAGCTATGCACGTACTGGTCACACCTATGCGCCTACGTGGTGTCGCGGTGGATCCGAAGGAGCGGCGCCGCTACCCGGCGATCCGGGGCAACGTAATGGTGAACTCTACTGTCTGTCACGAATTAGGCCGTGCAGCCAACGTCGCCCGCGTTGAGGTCGGAATGCCCCTTGAGCCTGACCCACTGCCGCCCTTGCTCGATGCCACCTTGGCGGGAATGGCTGTGACTGGATTTGTTCTGAGCGGAATCGAGTACATTGATGGTTGTGCGTATGCTCAGTCCTGGTGGTGCCGACTAGAATGAAAGAATGTTAGTGCAAGTTTTAGGGCTTTGAGTCAATCTCGTCAGAGCATATCTAACGAAGGGATGATGTTATGGGCAAGGTATCGTCTGGCGGGGTTACTGAATCTGAACGGCTGCTGGCGCAGTTCTGCCAACAATCTTTTTTGAAACTTTGGACTTATCCCAATCCTTACAAAGACGATGGCAAGGAATTTTGTGATTCGATAGCCGTGTTTGGAAATGATGTCTTCGTTTTTTTTGATAGACGGAGTGAGTTACAAATAAGTAAAGATAAAGACCCGCTCGTGCTATGGAATAGATGGAAAAAAAATGTCATTGATAAGCAGATCGTTACCGCTCATGGAGCGGAACGCTACTTAAAGGCTGGCCGGGCATTATATCTAGATGGAAAGAAAACCGAAGTATTCCCTTTAAATATCGATCCAAAAAAATCTGTAATACATAAAATTATTGTTGCCCACGGCGCCAAAGAGGCGTGCTTGCATTCGTCCCCCGACAATATATATGGCAGCTTAGGAATCTCTTATGCTGAAACGGACGGAAATAAAATTACTGCATTAGAAGCAGAACATCCATTCACCTTAATACTAGATAAAAACTCGCCGGTTCACGTCCTTGACAGTCACAACTTATCCATAATTCTTGGAGAATTAGATACTGTTACGGATTTTGTAAATTACTTGAACGAAAAGACAAGAGCCAGCGCCCACCTAGATATATTAACTTACTGCGGCGAGGAAGACTTGCTAGCAAATTACTATAAAAATTACGACAAAAAGCAAAACCGGCACTACATCGGTACAAAAGATAAGAAAGTTAATGGAATAATGCTTGACCAGGGTGAGTGGAGGGACTTCATAGAGTCAGAAACCTACTCAGCAACCAAAAGTGCCAACGAAATATCCTATATGTGGGACGAGCTTATACAGAGAACTTGTCAGAACTCTATTGACGGGACAATAGGGGGAAACGCCGATTTGTCGCGGGGGCCGAGCGCCATTTATGAGATGGTAAAGGAACCCAGATTTATGCGTAGGCAGCTTGCAGACGGCATGATGGAAGCTATTGAAAATTTCCCCAATACAACCGTTGCTGCTCGACAAGTCAGATTGATGCCATCGATCGATCCAAAATCTGCGTATGTATTTCTGCAACTCCAGTTAACAAGGGATATGGAGAGCGCCCCAGATGTTCGTGAGAGACGCCAGACTGTACTAGAGATAGCATGCGGAGCTGCCAAGAACAAATTTCCAAACTACGAGAAAATTGTCGGTATCGGGATGGAGCCACCGAAATATTCGAAGAACGTTGCTGAAGATTTTATTCTTATGCCATGCGAAAACTGGCCTAAACAATATCAAGAACAATACAAATCTCTTAACGCAGGGTGGAATTTTTTTGAAACCAAATCATTAACAAAGCGGGAAATTACTGTTAGTGAATTTGTTCAACCCAAAGCAAAAAATCATGGAAAAATTGGAAGAAATGAGCAGTGCCCGTGTGGATCAGAAAAAAAATATAAGAAATGCTGTGGCAGTCAGTAGGTAAAACAATCTTAATCTTGACCACTTGAAATCCAGAAAAACCTATGACAAATAAAGCAACAGACAAATTAGAAATAATAAAAAAACACCATTATGTCTGGGCGCATTATCTACGACAGTGGTCCGACAGTGACGACATTTGGTATATCAGCAGCAAGGGCGGAAACATTCGCTGTGACAGCATTTATGGACGCTCCCAAGATCTGCATTTTTATAAAGTAACCCCTCTTGACGAAAAAGACGTCAAGTTTATCGAGCGGCTTCCCACTTCAGATTCCCCGATAGTAAAAAAGTTTCACACGTCCCAACTGGAGTACTTTAGAAAGATCTCAATGCTTATTAATACTCCTGCAACGTTGAAGGGGATCGCTTCAGAAAAAGATTTAGAAGAACTGAAAAAAATATCAGAATGGGCATCTAACAATTCTCTTGAGAAAACCTATACCGCGATAGAGTTATTGGCTCGCCCGATAATGGATGAGTTGTGGAAAGGGGACGCGAGCTGCCTCAACATACGATCTAACATGGTTGCATTCTGTAATTACCTAGCCCATCAGCTTGCAAGAAAAAGAAAAATGCGCGATCGATCATTTGAGTTGATGAACAAAGTCAACCAAGACAACGAACTATGGATAGAACACGTAAAATTATTCGAGAAAAATTGGTGGTTTATAGCCTATAAAATGGGCATCAATTTAGGTTTCGGCCTTGAGCAAAGTGCCGACACTACAAATCACATACTTATTAGAAACACAACAAGCATAGATTTTATAACTAGCGACCACCCTGTTATCAACGTTCACCAATGCGCCCAAAAGGCGGCCACCGACAAGGTGATCGACAAACTAGACCTTTACTATCCTTTATCGCCAAAGCTTGCGTTCATGATGAATGACTCGGAACATTACAACCACCTCAGGCATTTTGTGAATGAAGAGGATGTAATAAGTTTGAACCGCTTAATGGCAACCCGGTCGCATAAAAACATCTACGGTTCATCAGAACAGGCGTTGAGAGATGTTAGAAAATCATATCGAAATCTCAAAGCGTGATCGGTTTTAGCCGCGCAGAAAGCGCTACTACCATCCCCGCATTGGCTGTGAATGCATCCGCGTTGCCAGGCAGTGGACTCGCACCGTGAACGTGTGAGGCGATTTGAGTATTCATCTGCTCCAGCAGGTCGAGCATCTCGCACACCATTTTAAATAGATTGACGCTTTCAGACCCAATCCAGCTTTTCGGTGCCTGCATCCGTTGACTTGTGCCGGCCAAGCTCTGACGCAAGCCTTCTATCCGTTCGTGCATATCGCTGCCCACCGTGGCGTTGTGCTTCTGCCCCACAACCAGATTCAGATCCCGGCCCGTAGCCTGGTGCAGATCGTCCACCGCCGCCAAACTTGCAGATCCTCCCGACATCAGCTTGAGCGCGCCCAGCGCCTCGATCGTTTTTACGCCGCCCACTGACTCGGTCGAATGGTCATCAACTGCCCGCGTGTGGCTCTGAAACTGCTCGCGGTTGTCCAAGGCTTCAACCTCGCGCTCGATCGCCTGGTCTCGGATCTTGCCGTCGGTTTGCCTTAGCCAATTGCCGTCGGCGTCGACGCGCTGCTGGGCAGCGTCACTGTGCTGCCACACCTGATCACCTTTCGGCACCTTCGGCATGCTCAGCCCATGCGGCAAGATCGATTGGATGTAGGGCTTGTTCGGTAGACCGTAGGCGAAGCCCACCACGACCCGCGTGCCCTCCTCCGGAAAGGCATAAATACCCATTTCCTCGCCACCGGTGGGCAGCGGTAAAGGAACGCCAGTGAGCGGCGGCATGGCCGGGTCTGGTTCATCGTCGGCGCCAAGTACTTCGATGTCCACGGCGTAGCGCGGACGGAAGTCGTCGCACAGTCCTGCGTCCGCCGGCGCGTCGGCCACGGCGACCACCCGGGCAAATCGCGGAAGGTGATAACCACCGGTGAGTTCGGGGAATTGGCGCTCTACAGCGCGGCGGATTGCGTCTTCCATCGGATAGCCATCTGGTCATTGGTCAGCGTCACAGTGATGATGCGCTCGCCGTTGTTGATCGTTGCACCTGGTCGCACGCCGGGAAGGGCCGCGACCATTGCGCTCTGGTTGCCCTGGTAGCCGTCGAACAGCTCCGTGGGGATTTGCAGCGGCGCACGTGCGCCGAAAAAACTGTCGGCCCAACTGCCGGCGAACACTTCACCGTTGCCCAGCTGGTGCCAGGTGAAGTCGGGAATGCTGAATACCCGGGCGAGACTGTCCATAGCCTGGTAACCGGCGGCGAGGCTGTAGAAGTACGGAGTCTTCACGCTTGCGTAAGGTTGATCCGGAACGCGGAAGCGCAGCCCGGTTTGTTCGCTGACCTGGGCCAGCACGGCGCGCAGATCCACATGACGCAGGTTCAACGGCAACGGGTTGGCCAGCACGGCGGCCAGCTCACGGCAGAACAGCACCTGTTCGACCGCGTTGGCGGCCGTGCAGCGCTCGATGTAGCCAATGAAGTGCCGTTGGAGCGTGCCCTCGTTGTAGCCGATATCCAACGTCACCAGCCCTTTCAGCGGCACAGGGGATTGAACTGTGAAGTTCGCCCGGCCGGGACTGGTAGCGTCCAGCCTGACGTCCTCCTTGATGAGAGCGATCGGGGAGCCGTTGATGGAAAGTATCTTGTGCAGTTTCACGTCTGCTCACTCCCGCCCAGCCACTTATCCACACGTCCCAGCACTTTTTCAAAGCCGCTTAGCGCGGGGTTGTCGTTGGTTGCGTCACCGGCGCCACCTTCGCCGACCGTACTGCCCGGGGCACCTTGGGCGTCTACCTTGTTGCCGGCGCGCCGGCCTTCGACTTTTTCCGGGTTCGATTCGCGCTCGCTCAGCGTGAATTGCACAAGCCAGGCTTTCAGGGTGTCCGCTTCCCGCGCACTGACGCCGTCGGAGAATTCCACCTGACGCACGCCGAAGGTTTCAGCCGTGTCGTTCACGATCCGATACAGATGCAACTGACCGCCGCCGGCGGTGGCTTCAGCCATGCGCAACAGATCAGTCAGCTGGGTTTTATCCACAAAGGGAATCATCAGCGAGACGGCAAGCGTCTTAGGCTTGAAGCCTTTGTGCGCCTTGTCGGTGTTGCTGGTCTGGCCGGACATATCGCCGCTTTCGATTCGCAGGTTGGCCGTGACTTTGAGGTTCTTACCTTGGACTTTTTGCCCGTCGAGTAGCAGCGTCATAGGCCCACCAGTTCGCGCACAAAGCTCAATCCTTCTTTGCTGCCGACCAACAGAACTCCGGCGCACTGAATCCATTCGTGGCCCGGGGCATCGCCGGCCAGCAGTTCGCGGCGTAATTCGCCGGCGGTGCCTGGGCCGATCATTCGCGCGCGCATGCTGACGTCAGGGTTGCCCCCGGCCAGCAGGTCTTTCAGGTCAGCCAATTGCTTATCTCGCCCCTGCTGCTGGGCGCTCTTGCGAGCGGCCAGCGCTGCTAGATCGGCCAACGGCGAGCTGTCAGCGGCGTAGCC